TCCATTCAGCATTACAAGTGGGTTAAAAGATAAAAATGAAACAAAAAAGTCTTATTTTATCACAGATAATATACATGGTACTGCTGAGATAATTCTTAAGTCTGATTTGAATGGTTTCACAATTTATGGGTTTGAAGGCGATTCACTCATGCAGAAAAATGCTCTCTATAATCTAGATATATGGAAAACTGAACTAGAACAATTATTGAAGACAAGGCGTTCTGAATTGCGTATTGCGATTAAGAATGAGATACTTGAGATATATGCTAACAAACCTACCGCGTTTGGTAAGATTGTTGACTTCGTTAAGAAAGAATTCCCTGAAACATATGAAGAGGTCTTTGATAATTCAGATGGTAGACTTATGACTTGGATGAAAAAACAAGAATCTCTACGATACCATCATCCTAACAAGTTTACAGCATTGGAAGATGTTTTAGAAAAGGACGTTGAGGAATTGAAGAAGGAATCTAAAATTGGAAAATTTAATCTTGCGTTAAGAGAAGATGGAAATTTAGATTTCATTATAGATGTTAATGATAAGCGTAACTTTTGGCATATTGATATTGAAGATGCAGAAGACATCTATGATTTATTCGGTAAATCTGAAAAGTTCCCTGCTGTTGTTGGTAAAACATTAGGTGAACATAGAAAAGAAATAGATTCAGGGAAATTAACTCTTGGTGTGCAAAAGAATGGTTACCATGAATACAAGTTAGAAGGAAATAAGTTTGAAACTCGCTTTCATGTGCGCGTAGTACCTATGAACGAAAAGAAAACTTGGATAGTGTGGACTGGAAAGAAGCAAGACATGCTAGACTTGAAAGATGATAGCAACTTATGGGATATTACTCAAGATAAACATGCAGAACTGGGTTTTCCAACAGAAAGTTCAACGTAAGTTAAATAGTAAGAGAAAAAGGTGAATGAAGTGTTAGTATCAGGAGAACTGTTGCTGAAGGCAGATTTGGAGAGAGAATTTACAATACTGAAGTCAGATGAACTGATAATAGGAGGATATGCATCAATAGAAATTGTAGACAAGCAAAATGACTTGATTACACTAGATGCATTAGATTTAGCAGTCAAACAATACATGGAAGAGCAGAAATATCGTAATGTAATGTCAAATCATTCAAATGTACAAGTTGGGGAGGTTGTCGAGAAATACCGAGATAATAACGGGGTCTTACACAAAACAGGTGTAGATGACGTTGGGTTCTATGTTGTAATCAAAATGCGAGATGACATAGAGAAGGCAAAGGAAATTTCAAGAGGCATCAGAAAAGGAACATTACGTTCATTCAGTATAGGAGGGCAAGCGATTTCAAAGAAACAGAAAACTTCTGATGATTTTGGAGAATACAACGAAATAGACAAGTTGGAATTACATGAAGTTACTATCTGTGAAAAAGGAATCAACCCGGAAGCAAAATTCGACATCTTAAAACAAGAGTCGGAGGTGAAAACAAAAATGAGTGAAAAACTGGAAAAAGCACTTGAGGAATTGAACGGCCTGATGAAACAGGTTGAGCAACTCAACAAGGAAGAAGAAGAAGAAGATGAGATGCTTGAGGAAATGGACAAATCTGAAGATGAGGACGATTTGGACGACGAAGAGAAGGCACTCGATGAGGACACCACAAGAGAATATGAGGCTGGTGAGGAAGTTGTTAGTGGCGGTAAGCCCAAGGCAACACCTGCTCCACTCTCAGTCTCTAAGGGTCTAGAGTCGAGTGATTTCACTACTCTTGACCTTAGCAACGAGAATGTGGAGAAGGCGTATGAAACCTACAAGGCAGAGCAATTGGAGAGGATGGCTTATGATAATCTAAGCAAGACCTTCGCTGCTCGTTTTGAGGGTGAAATCTCCGTTAAGAAAGCAGACGCAGAGAGGAGAGAGTACGATGCTCGCGCTGAGGTTGCTGACTTGAAGGAAGAGTTCGCTGACCTTCGCAAGTCTCTCTCTGAAAAGAACGAAAGCATTCGGAAGATTGAGGAAGTCGCATTTGAGTTCCCTAACGGATTCCCAACGTCAGTTGAGGCCGCAGGTGAACTTGAGTGGTCAGATATACACAACTTTGCGAGGGGTGAGTGAACATGGCAGGATACATCAAGACCATGAAGGACTTGGAAGCCTCAACCTACGGGTTAAGGGGCTTTGCAGGTGGAAACCCAATACTGAAGAGCGCAGGTGTTGTTGGAGGATTCGGAACTCCTCACGACGACGCATCAGGAAACCCATTTAGCGGCACTGCTGCTACTGGGCTAACTGACTTGTATGGTGTTCTCTACGGACAGAAGGTTTGGTCAATGCTGAATCAGGAAGTTAACGCACTTTCGATGATAGCAAAGCGACCTTACACCTCGTCTGGTTGGAGGGTGCTAAAGTCACGACCTCAAGGTGGTGCTAATGCAGCATTCTCACTTGGAGGTGGAGCCGCAGGTTCTACTTCACCCGCAGCAGATGACATAGGTGGCGTTCTTGAGAATGAGTCACTGGGTAACATCGTTGCACTGTCTCCTGAGTACACTAAACTGTACATCAGCCCGAAGACGATTGCTCACAAGTTTGAGTTCTCGGAACTAGGTATGGAGATGGCCGCCATCGATGATGGTGTAGGTGACATCCGGGCCATTGTTCGTGAGGACATGGGCAAGCACCACGCAGAGGTTCAGAACGTTATGTTGTTGACCCCTCTTGAGAGGTACGATGACACTGACACCGCAAACGTGAACATAGACAAGAACTACACTTCTTTGTACAAGATAGTGTCTTCGGCTGCTGAGATTGGGCAGATGTACTTGGATGACTTAGTGAACACAAATGCGACCACTGCCGGTACACCTGATGTAGACCCTGAATTATTGCGCATCTTCGGAGATGCGAGGGTAGCGACGGTTGGAGGAAGTCATAACAGTGAGACTATTACAGTTTCATCTTCCCCTACCTTCCTTGATGCGGAAATTGACTATGGTAGCGCGTATACAGTTGCAGGTTGCAGGGTCTTGACCCTTACTCTTCTGAACGACATGATTAGGAGACTACGACAGAACGGTGGTAACCCGAAGGTAATGCTAACTGGATACGATACCATCCAGCACATTTCTGACCTGCTACAATCGCAAGAGCGATTCATGGACAGGAAAGAAATCGTACCTACCCATAACGGGGTTAGGGGTCCGAAGGGTGCAGAAGTCGGTTTCCGTGTGGCAACATACTACGACATACCCATCATCCCCGCGAAGGACATGGGTTCTACAACCGAGTCTACTATCACCAACGGATTAAGTGACATCATGATTCTAGACACAGACCATCTGTGGCTGTCAGTGATGAAGCCTACCCAATACTTTGAGGACGGAATAACTAACGGTAACCCATTCGGAGTTGACAGGCTAGGTAACACTGGACTGTACCGAACGATGGGCGAGACTGCTTGTTCTTTCTTCCGAGGTCAAGGTAAGATTACGAACTTGAAGTCGGCTTGAGGTGGTTAAGTGGCTGTTGCAATAACACTACTTGCTGACCATAAAGGCATGACGACACCTAGAGTATCGGGAGATGAATACTTTGTTGATGCTCTCATCGACATGGATACATATGCTACCGGTGGTCTAACAGTGACTGCTGCAAGTCTAGGTTTGGCTAGAGTAACACAGGTTATGGTAACTGGACAAGATTCAGTCATAGCCTATGTGGTTGCTGAAACTGATGCTGCTGGTGCATATGCTGCTGGTGACTCGTTCAAGTTGAACACCATTATTGGTGCTTCAGGCGCAAACACTGAAGGCATCGCTGTGGACTATGGCTCGGTACGAGTTAGAGTTTACGGGCATCTTTGAGTAAAACATAAAGTAGTGGCCTTCCTCCTGATAAACTCAGGAGGAGGGTCATTACCCTCTAGTTAGGTGCTAACATGGCAAAATTGAGACTTAAATCACGAAGTTTACAACCCCTACTTCTCAAGAAGGGTGGCGAAGAATATGCCATTTCACACTTTGAAGACACTTACATGCCCCTTAGTTATGCTGTTAGTATTTTGGGCAGTGACGATATAGAAATTATTCTAGATGAGCAAGATGAAAAAGATTTGCTTAAATTGTCAAAATACAAACGAGAGCAATTAGTTCCTCACCATAAAGGCATAGAAAAAGACGATGATGGTAAATCTATGATTAAGAAACTCTTTCCTAAGAAGAAGCGAGTTTCTAAACCTAGAATATCCAAGCCCAAGCCCAAGCCCAAGCCCAAACCTAAACCTAAGCCTAAACCTCCGGTAGAAGAAAAAATGCCAAAGGATACTCCTAAGAAATCTTCAAAAGCAAAAGCGAATAATAAGAAAATAGAGGAATCAATATGACAGGTGGATGCGCAATTAGTAAGAGAATAACAAGTAGTGCAGTAATTACGCCCGGTGGTGTGACGGGCGCATACGGACAAGCAACTAAAACTAAACTGATAGCAGTGTATGCTACTAAGGAAGATGATAATGCAACAAATACAGTCAAAATATGGGATAGTCATGATAATAATACGACAGCATCAGATGAAGTAATAAGAATTGAACTTCCTGCGACTGGTGCTAATCTTGAGTTTGATATGCATGGCGCGTTGCTTTCAGATGGAATATATGTTGAGATTTCAGGTTCAGGGTCATGTGGAATCACGGTTTGTTGGGCGTGAGAAAATATGCCGAGTTTATCAGTACGTTCTAGATTAGTGATGGTCATTCTATTCGTCGGTGGTGTAAGTGCCGCCAACGTATGGTTCTATGCCCAATATGGATATTCATT